ACAACAACCACCCGATACCCCGAATTCGGTAGGCATGTGCCTGCCGTGGTCGCGCGCGTGCGCATTTTCTGAGGAAACATCTATGAGCACCCTGAAGACCCAAGGCACGCGCTTGTATTTCGCGTCGCCCGCATCCGCATCCAGCTCCGACGCCGATGGCGTGGTGATCATGTACGTCACCTGCCCGACCGGTATCCAGGGGCTTGGGGGTGCGGCCGATCAGATCGACACGACGTGCCTTGATGCCACCGAACGCACGTTCGTGCAAGGGATTTTGAGTCCGGGGCAAATCACGGTGCCGTTTAATTTCGATCCGTCCGCCGCCTCGCACCAGGAGCTGATGTTGCTGCGCGACGCCGGGACCGTGGTCAGTTGGATGGTCGTGTTCTCTGACGCTGTGACCGCAGGAACGCTTCCAACGTCCGTTGACTCGGATGATCGGCTGGTTTCTGCAGGATCGACTACCGCCGAGTTTCTTGGCTACGTGAGCGACGTGACGATCGACATTCAGACGAACGAGATCGTGCGCGGTTCTCTGGTGATCCAGCGCTCCGGCGCGGTGGCGTGGGATTGGCCATAACAGGCGGAACGGCGATCCATAACGGCGATCTGGATTCCGGCCCCGCTGGCTCTGTGCTGTCTCGCCGTGGCGCATCCGGCGGGTGTCCGGTTCCTGAGGTGTGAGTGATGAGCTACTTCGATGATCTGATCGATGCATCGCTGATCCAGCGCGAGTTATCGGTGCGCGGAAAAACCGTCCCGACGTGGTGGAAACCGCTCACCGCAGGCCAGCGGGTGGAGCTGTTGCGCGGCCAGGTTGTGAAAAGCGACGGCGAAACCGCGTCTGTGGTGGAGGTGGATCTGGCGCAGTCCGCAGAACGCTCGCAGCGCATGGTGGTTATGACGCTGTGCACGGAGGACGGGCAGGCGGTGTATCGCGCGCTGAAGGATCTGCAGTCCGACCCGTCGTGGCTGATCGATGAGCTGGTCGAGCTTGCGCGCAAGGTGCACGACGAGGGAAACGGCTAGACCTCGCGGACGAATGGCATAGGTGGCTGGTGCGTCTGTCGCTGATCATGCGCCGGCCCGTCCACGAGGTCATGACGTGGCCACTTTGGGTCACGCGGGTGTATGCCGAGTTCCTGGGCCGCGAGCCGCTGCCAGAGGAGCGTATCGAGCTCGGGCTGGCGCAACTGACAGCCAACTACGTCGCGGTCCACCGTGCGCCTGGATCGCCCGCGCCGCGTCCTGCTGATTTCCTGCTCGCCCGCGATGCCTGGCGCGACGCCGGGGATGGGTACACCGAAACCGATCTGGCCATCATGAGGCAGCTGCTGAAATGAAAATATCAATCATCCTCGAGGCGCTGACCGGCCGGTTCGAGACGGACATCAAGCGGGCGTCGAAAGAGTCGGAACGCGCGTTCCGGCGCATGAAGTCCGAGGCGAATGCCGCGGCGAAGGTGATCGGCGCGTCGTTGGCAACGGCGGCGGCGGGGGCCGCCTACGCGATCAAGGGTGCCATCGACGAGATGGACCAGATCAGTAAAACGGCACAGAAGATCGGCACTACCACTGAGGCGCTTTCGGCACTGCAATACGCCGCGAAGCTGTCCGACGTATCTGTAGGCCAATTGCAGGCCGGCATGACGCGCCTGGTGCGCGCACAGGCGGAGGCGGCGCGGGGCACCGAGCGGTACGTCGATCTGTTCGGCGCGATCGGCGTTGCGGCGCTGAATGCTGACGGGTCGCTGCGCAACTCGGCTGACGTGATGACCGATCTGGCGGACGTGTTCGCCTCGCTGCCGGACGGTGCGACGAAAACCGCGCTCGCGGTCGAGCTGCTCGGCAGATCGGGGGCGGACCTGATCCCGCTGTTGAATGGCGGGGCGACCGGGCTGGCCGAGATGCGCATCGAGGCCGAGCGGCTGGGGCTGGTGATCTCTGGCGAGGCGGGGAGGGCGGCGGAGGAATTCAACGACAACCTCACACGCATGGGCGCCGCTGTTCGTGGAGCGGCAATTGAGGCCGGAGCGCAACTGCTGCCGGTGCTGAGCGACTTGTCCGGGCAGGTGGTTTCGATGGCGAAAGACCCAGCGTTCCGCGACGGGCTAGCGGATGCGCTCCGGGGTATCGGCGAGGCGGCTATCGCCACAGCGAACGGGATCGCCGCGCTGGCGGGCACGATGCGGTTTTTCGGTGAGTCGGTGGCCGCATGGGTCAGCGGCCCGGCCGTTGGAGACTTGCCGCGCATCGATGATGCGATCGCGGAAATCGAGCGCAAGCTAAAGCGGCTTGACGATATGCGCAAGGCGTCTGGCACAAGCGGATCGAGCGATGAGCCTGCGCTGCGGGCAGAGCTGGAGCGATTGCGCCAGATGCGCGACGTGACGCTCGAACTGGCGGCGGCAAGGAAAGAAGTCGCGGCAGTCGCCCCGCCCGGTGCGGGCGCAGCACCGCGCGCCATTGGGCGGATATTCGCTCCGAGCGCCGGGGCCGCAGCGCAATCGAGCGGCCCAAAAAAGCAGTCCACCCGCCTGCGCGACATCTACCTGCAGCAGGCCGACGAGGGGCTGCGCGAGGTCGAGGAACGCTACCGCGAGCACGCGCGGATTCTGGAGGGCGTTGACCGTCTGCGGCTGGAGGCGATGGATGAGCATTCCCGCTCGGTGGTGCAGTTGCAGGATAAGTACGGCGAGCTCACCGCCGCGGTACAAGCCGGGGCCGTCGAGCAGCAGGAGGCAGCGCAGATTGCCGCAGGGCTTGCGCAGCAGTGGAGCGAGCACGTTAAAACCGAGACGGAGAGCATGAGCGAGTTCGCGAAGGCTGCGGCGCAAAATATGCAAACGGCGTTCGCGGACTTCCTGTTCGATCCGTTCTCGGGCTCGCTGAAGAGCATGGCCGCTGAATTCGCCGGGGTGCTGCGCAGGATGGCGGCGGAAATGCTCGCGGCCAAAATTTTTGGCTCACTCGGCAAGGCGGGCGAGGGGAAAACCGGCTTCATGGGCTCGCTGCTCGGCTTTTTCGCGGGGGCGAAGGATGCTGGGGGATCGGTCCCCGCCGGCACGTTTGCGTTGGTCGGCGAGCGCAGGCCGGAACTTGTGGCAGGGCCGGCGACCGTGGTTGGTGGGGCGCAGACGGCCTCTATGCTGCGGCCGCGCGAGCGAGGCGACACGAAGATTCGGCTGATCTCGATCACCGACTCGCAGAACTTCAACGACTACTTGGGCAGCGATCCCGCCGAGCAGACGCTTATCGCGTTCGCCGAGCGGAACCAGGGCTTTTTCCGTCAACTGGTTGCGTCATGATCTGGCCGTTCTGCCCGCGCCCGGAGTTCACGGAGGCTCTCACGTGGCGCACGGACGTACTGCCGACGTATTCCGCTGAGCAGCGCGTTAGGCTGACGCACACGCCGCGTCAGGCGTTCGGGTATGAGTTCGGCATGACGCATCGCCAGTTCGAGCGCGCGCGCGTCCTGATGGCATCCAATGGTGCCGGGGAATGGGATCTGCCTGTATGGGCCGAGCGTCAGCGTGTGACGTGCGCAGGCGGCGCAGGAACGCTCACCGTTGACACCACCGCCTCGGACTACCGGGCCGGCGGCAAGGCGCTTCTATGGGCCTCTGATGAGGCCTGCGAGCTGGTCACGATCGACACCGTGAACGCATCCTCGCTGGTACTGGATGGCGTTACCGTGTCCGCCTACACCAATGGCATTATCGCCCCGGTGCGCACCGCGTACTGCCTGGGCGGGCTGACGTCTACGCGGCCCGCCGGCCCCATCGTCAACGTGCAAACCGAATGGCTCTGCTACGATGGCGTGGATCTGTCCGATGGTTCTTTGTACGGCACCTACCGATCACATTCGTTGGTCAACGACTGCCCGCGCGTTGGGCAATCCGCGTTTTCCGAACGGGTTGCTGTTCCGTCGTCGATGGTCGATAACGGCCTCTCGCCTCCCAAGGTGTTCGCCACTCGGTCCATTCCTGATCGCGCCGTCGGTATGGCATGGATGCCGCAGACCCTTCCCGATCTGTGGGCCGTCCGGTGCTGGCTGCACAGCATCCGCGGCGCGCAAAAGGCGTTCTGGCTGCCCATGTGGACGCGCGGAATCACGCTGGCAGCAGACATCAGCGCGATCGACACCACCATCACGATTCGATCGCTCGGGCTCAATGGCGTAGCGGAAATGGGCGACCTGTTCCTGCGCACGCTATCAGGGGCGGAGTACACGTTCCGCTTTACGTCGGTTGCCGCGTCAGGGCAGAACGACGTGCTTACCCTGTCTGCCGCTGCCGGCGCGTCTATCGCCGCGTCTGCGGTTGACGTGCTGTGCCCGCTGCACTGTGTCCGGCTCGAGCAGGATCGCGTCGAATTTGCGCACCTGTACCGCGGCCGTGACCGCCAGATCACCACCATACAGCTGCGCGCGATCGAGGTTCCTGTGCCGTGACCTACGCAACCGACGAAATCAGTATCGAGACCGGCGCACCCGCCGAGCTCTACACCTTCACGCGCGGCGGCGTGGTCATCGGGCGCTACACGTCCGGCGAGGCGGATGTGACGGTAGACGGAGACACGTACAGCACCTACCCCGGCGGACTTGCGCGCGGCGAGATCAGCATCAGCGGCGAGCGTGGCCGCGCGGCACTGCGGGTCACCGTGGCGCGTGATCACCCAGTCGCGCAGCTTGTATCGTTAAGGCCACGCACCGGAACGATCGGGTGCACGATACAGCGATTCCACCGTGGCGACGCAACGGACGTGATCACGATCTACGTTGGCCGCGTGCTGTCTGCCAGGCGCACGCGATCAGGAACGCGCGAGATCGTGGTGGAACCGTTGAGCATTTCGCAGAAGCGCATCGGGCTGCATCGCGTCTGCCAGCCTGCGTGTACGTGGGAGCTGTACGGATTCGGGTGCCGGCTGAACATTGACGACTGGAAGCATGAAACGACGATTGCGGGCGTTAGCGGAAACACGATGACGGTTGCGAGCGTACATAGCGGCTGGCCGTATGTGGGTGGCATCGTGGCGTTCACCGAGAATGGAATTACGGACCACGCATTCATCGAGGCGGTAGATGACAAGACGTTCACGCTCGATCTGCCGTTATATGGTGCGGAAACCGGCGAGCCGGTGACTATTTACCCGGGATGCGATTGGACGATGACAACGTGCGATGAGGTCTATGACAACGCGCTAAACTACGGAGGACGTCGAAACGTGCCGAACCTGAATCCAGTCACAAGTAACGCGTTTCAATAATGGGCATATTCGGGTATGTCGCTCTGCTGGTCGCCAGCACGCTTATCATGCGTGTGCTGGCGCCGAAGCCGAAGGGGCCAAAAGCCGCAGCGCTCGAGGACTTCACCGTGCCGACCGCAGAGGTTGGCCGGCCGATTCCGTGGGTGTTCGGCACGCGAAAGATCAAAGATCCGAACTGCATCTGGTACGGAGACCTGCGTACCAACCGCAAAAAGAAGGACGACGGCACGTTCTTCTGGTACTACATGGGTCTGCATCTTGAGATATGCATCGGGCCTGTGGATGAGATAAAGCGAATTTGGTATGGCGACAAGATGTGCTGGGATGGGTCGATCGCCGAAACGACGTATGGCACGGTGATCAATCAGCAAAACTTGTACGGCGGAATTCGATCCGAAGGCGGAATCTGGATCGCATTCGACGCAATGTTTGGCGATGCAGATCAGCCGGCGAATGCGTACATGGAATCGCAACTTGGCGCGCCAGTGAGTGCCTTCCGTGATTCGCTAACGTTGGTGTTTCATCAAGGCATCATTAGCGCCAACTCTGCTTACGTGCGTCCGATCATGCCGCTGGTACAACGAATATATGCAGGATGGGCAGATGAATGCTGGTTCCCAGAGACAGCATCGATTGCCGCTCCGATCGCAGCGATCAACCCCATGCATGGCGAGCTATACCGCGAAATTATGCGGCATCGTCCTGGGCTATACATTGGATTCGAGGAAGCGCCAGATGAATTCGGCGCTTTTACCGGATCAATCACAAATTGGGGCAGCGGCCAGAATGGCACGTATATCGGGACCCTACCGAGGCATGGCGGCATCGTCCCGCACGGTTCGCAGTCTGTAGGATGCGTCACGCCTAATGGTGGCGTCACATTTCCGCAAAATGCCAAATACAGCTACACGACAAATGACGTCGTCATGCTAGCGTGCAAGTTGCGCCTGAGCCAATCATTCCGTTCGGCTGCTGTCGATGGCCGATATTATTTGTGGCTTGAGGGGCGTCTTCAAGATGCAAACAATCACGGACTCGGCGCGCTGTTTATACTGGACGACGTAAACGGCGACAGGCTGGAGGTAAGCTACAAAGGCGCATCCGATCTTGACTGGAATGGTGCGCATATCGTTCTTCCAGAAGGCACGCTGACCAATGGTGCAGAGTTTTTCCTGGCGTTGCGCATCACAAAAACCGGCGGCACGCACGGGACTGGGATGATTAGCTTGTGGCTAGGGTGTAATGCAACATTCGTCGGCAGCTCCAGTTTTCCGGCAAAGGCCATTACCCCGACAAGAGACGCTGTGCTGGTGCGGATCGGGCACGGCTCAGGCGGCGATGTACCGGACCATCCGATTTATGCAGAAGTAGATGACTTCGCGATTTTCACATCGCATCTTGCTCAGTCCAGCATCGAGAATCTGGCGCGTGCGTACTGTTCCGATCGCGACTATGACATGAACCCCGCGCACATTATTAGCAATGTGTGGACAGATCAACATCAAGGCATGGCCTACGATCCAGCCATGATAGACGATGCCGCGATGCGCTATTGCGCGCAGTTGCTGTACGACGAGGAATTCGGCATATCGCTGTATTGGGCGCGGCAGGAATCCATCGAAAACTTCGTTGCGGAGGTCTGCCGGCATGCGGACTTGCTTCAGTCGATCAACCCGCGCACCGGGCAGTTGCGGCTGATCGCACTTCGCGATGATTACGATATCGAGGACCTCATCGAGATCACCGAGGATGACATAATCGAGATTGTCGAATGGCAAGAGACGGCATCCGGAGAAGGGACTAACACAGTCACGGTGACGTATGAGGACCGCAACGGCGACCAACAAGCGGCGACCTACCAGAACCGCGCAGCAGCATTGCATTACGGCGTGATTGCGCAAACGATCGACTACCCAGGCATCACAACGGCAGAGCTCGCAATGCGGGTGGCAGAACGCGAGTGCCGCAAGCTGGGCGGCAACTTCGCAAAGGGCAAGATCAAGTGCAACCGACTGCCGTGGGACATCATGCCAGGCGCCGTGTTCGTGTTGTCACACGGGCCTGAGGGAATCGGGCCGCTCGTTGTGCGCGTGCTGGAATGGAGCGGCGGCACACTCACTAGCGGAGCAATCACGTTGAACGTTGTGCAGGATGTGTTCTCGCTCAAGCACGACGTGTCGCGATTCTTCCCGCAGAGTGGCGAGTGGACCGCGCCAGATACCGCAGCTGCGCCATGTGAAAATGAGACGGTGCAGGAGATGCCATATTGGATGACACGCAATGTCTACGGTGTGGCTGAGACATCAACCATGCCGGTGGAAGCTGGCTATATTCTCGCACTCGGCACACGGCCAACGCCGACCACAACGGACATTGATATTTGGTCAGGCGTGCCTCCAGCTGCTGTTGTGCAAACCGCAGAGGATCGCGGAATTGTGCCCACCGCCACGCTTGCTGCGGCGATTGATTATCTCGATGGCACAGATATCGAGCTTGCCGACAGCGTTGATCTTGGCGACGTACAGCCAGGATGGCTAGCGCAGATTGGCGAAGGATCCGGCGCAGAAATCGTGCTGGTTGACTCCATCGACGGGCAGCACATCGCCATCACGCGCGGCGTGCTTGATACCGTGCCGCATCAATGGCCGATCGGGGAGAGATTATATTTCATCAGTAGCTCGCCATCTGAATGGCCGTATTCGCCAGTTCAATACGCAAACGGCGATGATGTAGCGGTTAAGTTGCAGGCCGGATCACGGGCTGGAGAGATCGACATCGAGGAAGCCGCAAGCCTATCGATCACGATGGCATCGCGCATCGCGCGTCCCTATCCGCCGGGCGCTGTCAAAGTGAATGCAATCTATTTCCCGTCGGTGTGGGATGATTGGTCGGAGCTCGAAATAACATGGGCACACCGTGACAGAATCGAGCAGACTGCGCCTGTCGAATGGACCGCTGCGAGTATCGGGCCGGAATCGGGTACCACGTACACCGTCCAGGCATACGGAATCGATGAGGATGGCGTAGAAACGCGGTTCTATCAGGCAACCGGGATCAGCGGCACGACAGACACAATCGACCTCGATACGTACCCGCTGCCAGTCGATGCGGCCATCGTGTCAGTGCGCGTGTGGAGCGTGCGCGATGGGCTTGCCAGTTGGCAGCACGTCGCGACCAACATCATCAACCTTCACGCGCCAACCGACCTGGCAGCGGAGTACGATGCATGACCGCGACAATCACACTCACGTGGAAACACGATGGCGCAAAGCCGACCGAGTTTCGCATATACCGCTCAGATGCACCGATGGACCCGGACGACATGCCGGAGCCGATCGGGACCGCTTTGCCGGCCGAACGCGAGTACGTAAACGACGACTCCATCGTTGAGGATAACACCTACTACTACCGCGTCGGAGCGCTCATCGGCAGCGCCGAGCGCATCAGCGATGAGCTGGAGTTCATCGCGCTGCCCGCCATAACCGATCCGCCGTGGGATCATGTGATCGCGCTGTTGCACTTCGATGAGACGAGCGGCGCGACGAAGCTCATCGATCAGTCGCGGTATGGTCGCGTGTGGACGCCAACAAATGCCGCGACGTCGGACAGCGTGGTTCTGGTGGATGGTAACTGCCTGTCGCTAGCCGGGCCGGCAACGCCGAGCTGGCTGGAAACGTCGAAGTCTGGGCTGACGATCGGATCATCCGACTGGACCATCGAAGCCGCAATCCGCATAGCAGCGCTTCCGGGCGCCGGAAAGCTCTATGGAATCCTGGGCACAGGGAACAAAGATTCACCCTATTACAGCATGCGATTCTTTATCTCCGATAGCGGCGAAATTGGCGTGACGCTGTCGTCAGATGGCGCGGCGACAACAATAATAAAGTCAGCCGCAAGTGCAATCTCGACCGACACGACATATCGCGTATGTGCAGAGCGTGACGACTCCACTGTGCGTGTGTACGTCGATGGGATCGTAGTCGCGACAGGGTCCTACTCAAGCAGCGTGTATCTGTCCAGTGGATCGCCGAACATGTACATAGGCAGGCTGCTGGACCAGAGCGATATCGCGGAGAACCAGGGCATTTTTGCCGGAAAAATTGACGAATTCCGATGGGTGATTGGCACCGCGATATATCACGGCATCACCTACACACCAAGCGCATATCCATTCCCAGATGTGCGGAATGCCACGCCAGACCCGTATTGGAGCGATACCAAGGCGCTGCTGCACTTCGACTCGGACTACACCGACGTAGCCAGTGGATCATGGTCGGAGGATGGCGGGTCGCTGTCGATATCCGGCAGCACATACGTATATGGCGGAGGCGCTTTGCGCGTTCCATCAGGAACATCGCGGCTGAAACGATCCGGACTATCGATCGGATCAGGGGCGTTCACCGTCGAGGCAAGGGCTCGGGCAGACTCGTTGAGCACAAGCTTTATTATTTTCGATTGCCGGAATGCGCACGAGGACAGTTCTGGCTTCGTTGTCGCGCTGCGATCGACCGGCAAGCTGCTATTTGGCACAGGGTCGCCGTTCGCGGCAACGGAAGGAACAACCGTGCTAACAGCAGATACGTGGTATCGCGTCATGGTGACTCGCAGCGTGAACGGCGTTGTGCGGCTGTTCCTCGATGGCAACCTAGAGGCTCAGGTGACTGCGTCTGCTAACATGTCGCGTGCGAACTGGTATGTAGGTCGAACGGTGGACTCATCGGGTTCTGCGGGGTATATCGACGAGTTGCGAATTACTGTTGGAGCGGCGAGAACGCCGGACAACTGGACGACAGCTGCGGCGTTCCCGCACGGGAGCTAGCCTCGTCTCGCAATCAGCATCATTTCTGATTCGCGCCGCGTTCCGCCATCGGTTGCAATGATGACAGCGCGGTATGTGTGACCGGCGTTGATTTCGAGGCCAGCATCGAGTGTTGCCATATACTCGCCCGGCTCCGCGCCTTCCTGCATGGTGATTGGCCACGGATCAGGGCCAACCTCATCGCCTGCCATATCGTATAACGTCGCCTCTACTGTCGCGCCGGATACGGGCTGATTGGTGATTGAGTCACGCAGCGTCAGCGTGATGTTAGCCGTCATGTCCAAGTGCAGCGCGAATTGCGAGTCTTGCCCGCACAACGTCTTGCCTCGGAATCTCGGCGTGATCGCTCAGGTAGGTTAGGTCACAATCAAAAGCCATCTGCAAGGCTTCAAGCATTAGCGGGGCGGCTGCTATTAACCTAGCATCTGCCGTCGCATTTACACTTTCCACAAAAGCTATCGAGTCTTCGCTATTTTCAAACGCCTTTCTGACGATATGCGTTTCATTTGTGCCCCAAGGGACGCACTCCCACGGCCCCGGCGTATGTTTCGTTTCCATTGTTCCTCCAATTTGTTGACGGCTAACAATTCGTTCAACTGGATGCCGCTTCATAGTTTCTCGCTCCTTGTGGTGCCTGGCAGCGGCACCGCTTAACTCAGGTGTTAGGTGACTCAAGCCACTCGATGCACGGAGACTCTTTCCGCAGCGCGTAATACTCAACCTGCACCTTTGCGCTACCGATCATCTTCCCGGCGAGATTCGCCAGTTCGGCAGCTTCGCTCGGCTTTATTTCGCCAGACTTCAGTTGCGCGAACGTCTGCGACAACTCTGCTCTCAATTCTTCAGCGTTTTTCACGGCATTCCCTTTCAATCATCAGTTGCAGTCGTTTGCACTCAATCAAAATCTCCGGCACTTGCTTTACCGCCGAGCGATCCGGGTGACACAGCAGCCGCCTAACGTAGTAGTCGCTTAACCGTTCGCGCCCTCGCTTCATCTTCTTGCGTTGCGCTTCTGCGGATTTCTCCGGGTTCGCCTTAACCCAAGCAATCAGCGCGGCCCGGCCTTGCTTCGCGTATTTCACCTTCCTTACTGCTGCTATCTTGTCCTTCACCCCGTTCGCGTTTGCCGCGTACCGCGCCCTGAATTGCGCGTTCCGTTCTTCGCGCTTTGCCGCGTGTTGAGCGCGGCGCTTCGCAAGGTGGCAGTCATTGCAGTAGCGCATCACCGTTTTCTTGTCGCTGTGCAGCCGGTAGTCGCTATCAGGCTTTTCCTTGCCGCAGACTGTGCAAGTTTTCATCGTCGTCACCTAACTCTTCAATCAACCGGACTGCCTATCGGCAGCCGGTTATTTCGGGCGTTAGCCGGCCTTCTGCTCGGCGCGCGCTCGCTTCCTCGCCAGCTTATCGGCGTACCCCGCCAGTGCCGGCACATCGTCGGGGTGAACCCAGCGCTTCCACTGCACGCGGCCTGCGGCAAGCTCGCGGGCCTTGCGCTCGGCTTGGCGCTGGGCGGCTGTCTTGGCGGTGGTCAAAAGCGCACCGTGCGGAACACTTCAAAGCCGCGCGTCGTGTTGCGCACATAGCGCAAGGTCTTGCCGTCGCCGCTGCGCTCCACCGTCACCCAGCACTTTGCATCGCCGCTGATGCGCAGTTCTTGGCCGGGCTTGAGGGCGCTAATGTTTTGCTCGGTGGTCATGTTGCTTGCTCCGGGTTGCGTGTTGCAATGTAGATAATGTATGGCATCGTGAGCACTCACGCAAGCACTATTTTCACTGTTACATCTGCGCGCTTCGGACACGGCCCTCTAACAAGTCGCTCGAGCGGACAACGCCCGGCGAGCCAGGCTGTGCCGCTTCGGTGAGTTCAGTCGCGCCGGTCATTGCCTCTCAGCTCCATCGTTGGGCGGCAACATCGGCGGCGTTAGCCGATCAGCCAAAGCCATGAACCGCTCGTACTCCTCTTGTGCTTCCGGTTCTGTTCCGTCCCATGTTCCGTCCACGGTCGAGCAATAGCGCAGAGCATCCGCTTCGGTGCGCAGCACTTCTGCTGCCTCTTTTCCGGTGCGCAGCAGGTCGCCCATGGCGGCACTGGCGATTCTCAGTGCATCGCGCAACCGTTCAATCTCGTCTGCCGCCTCTCTGGCCACGCTCCAGTCGTCGTGCCGTGTCCCGCCGGTGCGCAGGTTGTGCAGTAGCAAATCCATTTCGTTCTCCTGTCGAAAACCGCCCAACAAGGCGGTCAAGCCGATTCGCTACAGCGGGCTTCGCCCGCTTCCGCTCTCGGCTTACCTTGATCGTTAGGGCGCATCATTCTTGGTCACGGCACGCCGCAATCAGTTCATCAATCGCATCTCGCAGCGCCGGCCATTCGTTGGAGGCAATGGCAATCTTACCGCCGCCCTCGCGGCCAGCCTGCGAAACCTCCACGAACTCACCCGCAGCCTCGTCCACAATTTCGACGCGCGTTGCGTAGTCACTGAAGATTGGTTCGCCTCTTTTGCATACCGTCACCGCTGTCACCCGCTTTTCAAAACCCATGCGTGTCTCCTAGTTCGCGCCCTAACAATTCGCTCAACCCGACGCCGCTTCGGGTTCGCGGTGAAATCACGCGCTCACGGCGGCGCGGGTTAGCTCAGGTGTTAGCCGCCACCTTCGCGGCCTTCTCGCGGCGTTTCTGCAACTTCTCCGCCAGGGTCTTGATCGCCGCCCAATCCTCTGGGTGGGCGTAAATCTCGAGGCGTTTCAGACCCTGGGCGGCGGCCCTCTCTCGCAGAGCCGCAACGCGCTCGCTTATGGTTTTCGGCATCACAAATCAAAATCAAAGCCGAGCAATTCGTCCCGCGAAAGGCTGCGCGGGGCGCGCATGGCGCACGGGTTGTCCGCCAGCACCCATTCAATAGCCGCAGTTTGCACGCCGTGGTATCGATTCTCCGGCAACGTTTCGAGTTTCGCCCTGATCTTCGACTCGGCCTTTTCCTGGCCATCAGACTGCCCGGCCCAGTACGCAGCGGCGACAGCCGCATAAACCGGGTTTTGCTCCGACATCGGCAGGGTTTGCAATTCATGCTCGTGCAAGGTGATCATTTCGGCTACGGTTTTCATTTTCAGCTCCCGTTTTTCACAAAATCAGAAAGCGCGTCGTACTTCGCTTTCCGGTCGGCTTCTGCCTCGGATTTGAGTTCGGCCACCAGTTCAGGGTGGGCCGCATCAAACGCTTCCAATGCTTTTACCGCCTGGTTCCAGCGGTTCCACTTGGCCGATCCTGGGAAATGGTCGGGCGAGTAGGCGTTGTACTCGGCAATCACCAGGGCTTTACGCTGTCCGCGTGGGGTGGCGGAAAAGGCTGCTTCATCTGCCGCTTTCTTGGCAGCGGCTTCAGATTTCTCGGCCAAGTGGGCTGCGAGCATAGTTTCAAGTTCCGGCTTCCCGGCGCACAGGGCAACGATGTTTTTCCCGTCGATCTTTGGCGCAGCAAACCGCACCGCGTTGTCAGCCTCCTGCCAGCGGCCTTGCGCGTTGCAAAACTCGCCGCCGGTCGCGGTAACGCCGCGCAGCGCGGCGACCCTGAAGTCTTCCGGGAATGTGTAGGTGATCGACATTTTCTTGCTCCTGGTTGGTTGCTGTACGGTTCTAATATAGCGAACCGTTTCCGGTAACGCAAGGGCAAAACGGAAATATATTTTCAGGTTGTCACGGCTAACACGTCATTCCACCGGACGCAGGCCATAAACCCGGCCTGCGCCTGTGAATTCATGCGTTAAACATAGCACACCGTTTTCGTTGAAAACGAATAAGCGCCCGACTTCCGGTTCCATGTGAAATAGAGGGCGTAGGGCGAGGCCAGGGTGCCGACATCGGCTTTCGATCCTAGCGGGGTGTTGAAGGCGCCGAGGGTGTAGCTGGTGGCGCCGCCGAGCTTCTTGCAGGCGGCATAAGCGTTGCTGGCGGCGTTGAGGAAGCCCACGACGCCGTTTTGAGTCGTGCCGTCGTTGAGGGCCAGGGTTGCGAGGCGCGAGGCGTAGTCGTAGTCCGGCGTGATGGACCCGACCTTCGGGATGATTCGGTAGCGGTTCAGTAGGTAGTCCGCGGATTCGGCGATGAGGTAGGTGCTGACGCTTTCGCCCGCCATGATGCCGGTCCAGGCGTTATCCACGGTCTGCTGGCCATAGGTGGTGCCGCCCGACGCCTGGGTGTAGACCAGGTCGCAGTCGGTGCATGTACCGGTGTCGGTGCAGACGACTAGCCAGATGTATTCCGCCAGCCATACGGCTTGCGAGGTCTGCCCCACCGATGCGACGACGGTGCTGTCGGCGAGCAGGTCCATGCTCCAGGTGGTGTCGTAAGTGGCCTCGATGTTGGCGGTATAGGTCCAGCGGCCGCAGCAGGTAACTTCGCCGGGTTCGTGCAAGCTGTCCACCCAGGCTCCGGATACCACGGATTCGCCGGTTTCGTTGAGGCGAATGCGGATTAGCACCGGGTCGCCATCGGAATCGTAATGGGCGTAGCGCGCGAACACCCAGGACACGTCGCGGCCGTCTACTAATCCGGCTGCCTCGGGGAATTGGGTGCTGCTGAACAGGGTCAGGGAGCCGTCGCAATCGTCGTTGGTTGACAGGTCTTCCACCGGAGCGAAGTTGGTGCCGGGCGAGGAGATGTCCTGGTAAGTGGTCTGGTTGCCGCCGCGCACTTCGGCGGCGCTCATGGCCAGTCCGCCTGGGCCGTTGCCGCTGACGGTGACCTCGATCAGGCTGTAGATGTCCTTGTAGGTGACGGCGTTTCCGTCCAGGGTGGCCGGAAGCTTGCGGATGATGGACACCAGCAACTTGGCGCCGTTGGTCCAAACATCCTCGATGGTCCAGCCTGGATAGGCTTCCGCCGGGCCGATGTCGGCGCAGGTGACGGTGGCGGCGGTGACATCGAAAGTCGCCTGGGCGCCCTGGCCCCATTCAAACACGCCGAATTCCACCACGTCGGCGGAAATATCGAC